TGGCGGTTGCGTTTCGCTAATTTAAAGCGAGGCAAAACACCATTCCTGAAAGATGATTTAGACGAATGGGATATTCTCTTTACTCATAATGAAAATTCCATCTTAAAAATAGAGGAAGCACTCTTGAAGAAGATGGACAAGCTCGTAAAGGCCCATTCATGGGGTAAATATCTACGTGGGGTTAAAGGTGTTGGGCCAGGGATTGCCGGAGCAATTATCGGCGAACTGTGCGGCGACATCTATGGCTCTATTAAAGAGGGTGAAGTTAAAGACAAAAAGGGCAGTCTTCCAAAACCAAAGTTTGTTTCTCATGGGCCGAGGAAATTTGAGAAAACATCTGACTTATGGGCGTTTGCCGGATACCATGTCAAAGACGGGAAAGCAGTTAAACCTAAGAGGGGGGAGAAAGCTAACTGGAATAAATATCTGAAACTGGCGTGTTATAAGTTTGGCGAGGGTCAAGTTAGACAAGGAGACGAGTATCGGAAGATTTACGACCTTAGAAAAGCTTATGAAGCTGGTAGAGATAGCGAGATGAGCAAAGGCCATGCTGACAGGAGAGCTAAGCGATATATAATCAAGAAATTCTTGTCAAACATCAACCACGATCTGATAATGTAAAACTTGACAATCCGTTAGCACCCATGCTATTGTATTGCCAAAGCTAACGCATTGTAGTTTATGTAAGGCTCCTTCGGGGGCCTTTTTCTATGTCAGAACTTACCGAACAGATTAAATCCAGACAGGACGCCGCCGAAAGGTTTCTCGTCCACAAAAGAACCCTTTGGGATGAGTGCGAGAACCTTTTTCACAATAAATTATCTTCCACGATTGCTAAAACCACCAAATCACAGGTTTTTGACCCCAAATTGACCACTTTGCTCCTAGAACGAGGCTATAGGGTAATGGCCCAACTTCCGGTTGGTAAAGTTAAGGGAATTTCTCGAAACGACAATGGGGCAAGCGAATTGATGAATCTTATCTTAGAAAAGTATGTTTTTCCTAATGCTAATGCTCAATTTGACTTTTTGACCAAACTTCGGATGATGGATATTTATTCCAACCTTTACGGGAACTTCTTTGCGATGGTTGACTGGGATATTAGGCCAAATGGCTACATCGGGCCGGATTTGTGGCTTTTGAACATTAGAGATGTTTTTCCCCAAGTAGGGGCAGTTTCAGTAGATGACAGCGACTTTGTTATCGTCAGAACTTGGAAACCGCTATCTTTCTTCGAGAATATCAGCCCGAAGGCCGAGGGTTACAAAAATATTGCTAAGATTGTCGCTAAACTCAAAGACAAAGCTGGTTCTAAGCAAGCAAGGGATCAATCAACGGCTGTTTCTCAAAGAGAGATGAACCAATATCCAGACCAGGTGGCCGCTAAGAACGCTGGCTACTTTGAAGTTTGGTCACAATTCGAGAAAGATAGGTGGGTAGATTATTGTGTCGATGCTGATTTGGAATTTAGGGATATTAAGAATCCACATGAGAACGATGAACTTCCGGTAGTTTGCAAGCACTCAATTCCTCTTTTAGATGACATTATGGGTATGGGTGATTTTGAGCGAGGCAAAACAATGCAGATGGTTGTTAACTCTATTTGGAATTTGTATTTGGATGCAGTTAAGATGTCGATTTTCCCTCCGGTCATGCTTAACAAGGATATGATCGCTTCGATGGCCTCAATCAAGTGGGGAGCAACCGAGAAGTGGTTAGTTAGGGGTCAAGTTGATAATGCGGCCAGGACAGTCGATTTAAGCCCCAAAGGGATCGCTACTTTCAACAATACCTACCAAGTTGCTAATTCTGCCATTCTTAATATGTTCGGAACAACCGATACCGCAGTAACGGCTCAAACAGAAGCCGGATTCGGGAAAACACCAAAAGCTTTGTCGATGCAACAGAATAGAGAAAATACCAGGGACAACGCTGATCGGTTTTACATGGAGCAGTTCCTAAAGAAGACTGTCAGGAAGATGGTTAATCTAGTTAGCAAGAAACAGGAGAGTAGTATTACTTTGAGGCTTTTTGAGGATGAAATCAAACAGTTATCCACACTCTATCCAGAGTTAAAGGAAATGTATAACGAGAAGTCAGGAAAGCTAACTGTTAATAAAGGGAAGGTTGGTTCAATGATTTATGACTATGATATTGTTTCCGGTTCTACTTATGCGGTTGACCAGCAAAGTCAGCAACAGAACTTGACGATGTTGTTAGAGATGATAACCCAGAACCCACAGTTACTTGAACTTATCGGTCAAGACTACACGGTTAATTTTGGTGAGTTGTTTAAGCGAGTAATTTCTAATTCCGGTATTCAGGACTGGGATAAGATTATTGTTGAGAAGACAGAGGAAGAGAAAACTGAGGATGTTCTAAAAGGGGATCAACAAAAGTTTATGGAGGCGTTGCAAGGTCAACCAGGAATGAATCAAATTCCGCCGGAGCAATCAGGTCAACCAGCGCCACAAGGAGGGGGAGTGCCACCAGCACAACCTAAATAATGGCAGACCAAACAGCAGTTAGGCCCAATTTTGTTAATCAAACACTTAACCCGATTGTGGAGAAGAAAGCCAAGAGTGAAGGACTTGATGAAGCAGAAATCCAGTTAGCAACCATGTCAATGTCGGCAGGTTGGAAAGTTTTAACTGATTTTTTAGATGAAATTGTAGAAACATTAGATGAAGGAAATGAAACAGCGATTGCCAATGGGGCAGACTTTGAAAAGATAGGTCAGAACACTCTTATTATTAGCCAAACCAAGAGTGTAATAAAAAGAATATTAAATAAGGTTGGCGATGCCAGGGAAGCCTATGAGGAATCCAAAAATGCCGAGGGGACAAAATGATGAAGAGACAGAGGTTCTGGACTTTAACAAACCCGCATATAGTTTCATTCCGAAAGGAAATCATGACTGGCGACAACAAGGTCCGTATCTTGTATGCAAAAGTTGCGAAATCCAGCATGCGACGTGGATTGGGATGGAAAAGATCATGGTTGGGATTGATAAAAAAGGCAGGCCGCTCGTTAAAAAGAGGGAAGAAGTAGGGATGTAGAGTTTCTGTACTGGAGTTGGTTCGGGCAGTACCAACTCCGTTACAGGCACTTTAAGTCTGGGGTTCTCGCATAACCTGAGAATTACTCGAATCGGTGCGTAACAAAGAAAGGAGGTGAAAAATGAAAGATTCACCTGACGAAGGCGTTAAACCACAGGTTGAGGAGGAAAACAACCTTGATGCTACGCCAGCAGCAGAAGAAGAAGCCTCTGAGGAAACTTTAGAAACTGAAACCGAATCGGCAGAGGAGGTTACAGAAGAAAAAGAGGAAACAGGGGATAGTTCTAAGAAAAAGGGCTATAGCCAAAGGGTCAGACAGCTCAATAGTAGAGCTAAGGAGGCTGAAGCTAAAGCACAATCGTTGGAGGAAAAACTAGCGGAATTGACGGCTCCAGTAGAGTCACAGATTGGACAGACACAATCACAGAGTCCGCAGAATGAACCGATTGTAAAACCTGGAGAGGAAATTGATGCAGCCGAGCTTAATCGAAGGATCGAAGCGAGGGAGCAGAATATTATTCAACAGGCTGATGCCCGTTCTCAATTGAGAACTAAGCAATCAGAAGCAGTTACTCGGATCAATAACGAAGCCAATGAGGTGTTGAAGATTCATCCGGAACTTGACCCAGAAAGCGAATCCTTTGACCAAGAACTTTCCGAATCGGTTACTGAGGCTACGGAAGCTTATGTAAGAAATAATCCGTACTCTGCATCTGTTAAGAATTTCGTTGCTAAACAGATGAAACCCTATCAACGGGCAGTAGCGAAAGAGGTAGGTAAGGTTACTGAAAATGTTGCCAAGCAAGCATCAGAGACCGCTTTAAGACCTACTTCGGTAAAAGGCGGCGGAAAGAAATTTGAAGAGAAGACTTTAGAGGAAATGGAAAAGGAGCTAGGAATAGTTTATTAACTTTCTCTCTTAGTCAATCTCGAAAGCGTAAGGGCTTTAAAAAGACTTGGCTAAGATCAGCATAAGCTGAGAAAGAGAGGTGAAAAATTATGGCAACAGTTGGTTTAGGAATAGCTGGTGGAAAGACAAATGTTAACGTCGCCACCACCGGAGGTTTAGTTCAAGAAATTAGCACCTATTATGAACGAGTGTTCATGAAAAGGGCTGAGTACGAATACGTATTAAAGGAAGGGGGTCAAGTTAGAACCCATCCTGATGGTGAAGGTCATACAGTAAATTTTACTCGTTATGATCCTCTCACTATTGTTACTGATAACTTGGGCGAAGCTTCAAACCCTGTAACCTGTGCAATTACGGCAAGCACCGTGTCCATGACTCTTTCGGAGTATGGTTTGACAGTCAACACTTCTCGATTCCAGTCGCTAGTATCTATCGATGCTGGTATGAAGGAAAAGATTGAGTTAGTCGGTCAGAACATGGGAGAAACGTTGAACCGTCTAGTGAGAGCAGAACTAGGCAATGGTACTTCTTATTATCCGAATGGTCACTTTGTAAGCTCGATTGCGGCTGGTGACGTTTTAGATTCTTGTAACATCAGAATGATGGTACGAGCTTTAGAACTGAACAAGACTCCCAAATACCAAGATGGAATGTACATCGGTAAAACGGAGCCTTACAGCAAGTACAAATTGCTTGGAGATACGGCTTGGCTTAACGCTAAGACTTACTCCGATGTAAAAGATTTGTACAAAGGTGAAATGGGTGAACTTTATCAGGTTCGTTGGATGCTAAATAAGGATTTGGCTTGTGGAATTGAAGAAACATTTACGGCTGCTTCGGCGGTTAATAGATATTACACTTATGTTCACGGCGCAGATTCTTTTGGAGTCTATGATCTTGATAAAGACAAACCGAAACTTTACATTCTACCTAATGTAGTTGATTCAGCTTCTCCTGCGGGACGAATCTCGATCATCTCTTGGGCAGGATCGTATGCGACTAAAATCCTGAATAGTAAATGGGTTTTAACCGCACGGTTTACAGACGTTTGACGGCTCGGTTCACGAACGTCTAGGTTGTTTGTTGGGGGATGCCCTTATAACATTCCCCAACTTATAAGGAAACAACAGAAAGGAAAAAATGGATAAAACAAGACAACATGAT